AGAATACGAAGTACCTAAGATTGTTTGTAAGTGTGGTCCAGGTGAAGTCTGTCCAGTCTGCGAAGAAGAAAAAATGGAAAAAACCTATTAAAAAAATAAAGCCTCCGATTTGGAGGCTTTTTTATTTCTACCCCTCAAAGTGTTCAACCAATACATTGAATGCGTAAACACCTCCACTAGCTAATACACCATCTAAGAATATCGCTAAGTACAAGTTTTCAACACCATACATTGTAAGTGGTGTATCCATACCTTGTGATTGTAATAGGTATGATAAACCAAAACCAACCCAAGTGGGTAAACACATCATACAAGTAAATAATTTGTACAGACTCTTATCACCAGTACCAAACTTAGATAAGAAGTTTCTAAATGGCTCAAATATAGAACCATAAACTAAAATGTTACTAACCCCGTAACATGTTAAAATAAAAATAAATAATTTAATCATAACTTTGTTTTTTTTACAAAAATAGTATATAATGATGATATTGTCAATATTTATATAATATGAAGGAGTTTATTAAAAAAAGGTTATTAGAAGGTATATCAACCAATGAAGAAGGTGATACAAATAGAGCTACTGGGGTTCTTGTAAAGTGTAGTGAGACAAGTAGAGTCTTATTGTTATTGAGGGCTGAGGGAGAACACTCAAATAAATGGGCTATGATTAGTGGTGGTATAGATGAAGGTGAAGATGTTTTAACTGGACTCAAGAGAGAAATACGAGAAGAAACACAGATAGATGCTGACAACCCCGAAACAAAAATAGACTTTAAATTCATTAAAAAAATTGTTAATACTGATAAAAATTCAGAATTTTATTACTACCAAGGATTTACTAATAGAGAATTTTTACCTAAATTAGACCATGAGAATCACGATTATAAGTGGTGTGATAAGGATAATTTACCATCACCATTATATCCTGGTCTAATAGATAAGATTAACAAAATATATGAGTAACGAAAGATTAAAGGGTAAGATATCATTGGAAGAAGTGTTATCTAAATTTAATGAACATAATAAAGGGTTTATTAATGATTTAGAAAAACAAGAAACACTTGAAGATAGAATTGAAACGATAGATTCAATAAGTAATGAAATCAAAGCTACAAAACAAAATACGAAACTAAAGAAAGAGCAATTCATAAATGAATTAAAAAGTGGTTTAGGTCAAAAAGTAAAGGACAACCCAAACAAGGTAAAAATAATCAAAAAGAAATGGCACCAGAAATTAATTACAGCCATTAAAAACATTTTCATTAAGTTTTAATATGAATTACGAAGAGTTAATAGAAACTATATCAGAAGTTGTTAACAACGAAAACATCCACAAAGACGGTTTGGTATTATTGTATGAGTTAGATGAAAAAAACCATGTAAATATGGATGAACACTTATTTTATAAATCCAATCCAGACGGTATATTCGAACATAGAGAGATAATTGAAGTCGAAATAGGTGGGGTTGTTGTAAGATTTATTAAAAAAGATTTGGATAATTAAAAAAGGTTTTTTATATTTGTATTAAATCAAATAAGAAAATCAAATGAAAAAGTTTTTATTTTTAGTTTTAACATCTCTATTATTTATCTCATGTGAGAAGGAAGAATACTCACCATACGTAGAGATTGAAGAAGCGAATCAAGACACAACACATTGGCAAGCCCAATATAATAATGGTGGGACACTTACAGGTGGTGGTCAAAGTAATACAACATTGAGTGGTACCACTTGGGTATTAACAAAATATGTTTCATCATTTGCAACAGAATACCCAAACGATACAATACATTTTATTGATAACAATACTTATAGTGTTAATAACGGTGGTGATAGACCATACACACTTAGTAGTATACCATCATCGACAAACTATGAGTTAACACTTAGTTACTTCTTTCCGTTTGGTGGTAGTAGTTATTCAGCTAACGTGGGTTATTACTTTGTTGACGATGGTGAAATAAACAATGTTGAGTTCACCAATATACAGAACACAACATCAAAAATTAGAGCTTGGTTTATAAAATTATAAAAAAAATAAACAAATACTTGACATTATAAAAAGTTTATAATATATTTGTACATAATTTAAAACTAAAACTTATGGGTAAATTAATCGACACTTTATTGACTAATGATTCTCAAACTGAGAACGGAATGGCAAGCAACTCAACATCACTTAATATATGTGTTGACTTATTCTTCAAAATCGGAGCCCTAAGAGGTGAAGATAAGAAAAGAAAGATTAGTGTTTTCTCAAAAGCATTTGGAGAAGACCCATTAACAGCTATGAAAATTCTTTTTTGGTGTAGAGACATCAGAGGTGGTGCTGGTGAAAGAAAGACATTTAGAGAAATATTAACTTATTTAGCTAAAACTAAACCAGACACTCTAAAGAAAAACATTGGTCTTATTCCAGAGTACGGTAGATGGGATGACATGTTACTTTTAATCGGTACTAGATTAGAGAAAGATGTCTTAGGTGAGATAGCTTGTGCATTAGAAGGTAAAGATGGTCTTTGTGCTAAATGGTTACCAAGAGGTAATACTAAGAATAGAGAAAAGAAGAGATGGGCATCAGTTATTAGAAAGTATTTAGGTTTAGAACCAAAAGCGTATAGAAAGTTATTAGCTGAATTATCAAACACTGTTGAACAGTTAATGTGTTCTAAGAGATTTGAGAATATTAACTATTCACATGTACCATCAAAAGCTATGTCTGATTATATGACAGCTTTTAATAGAAATGACTCTAAAGGGTTCAACACTTATCTAGAATCATTAAAGAAAGGTGAGGCTAAGATTAATACTGGTGCTGTATATCCTTATGATATCACAAAGAACTTAGAACATGGTAACAGTGAAGGTGCTACAGAGCAATGGAAATCATTACCAAACTATATGGAAGGTTCTAAAGAAAGAATATTACCTGTAGTTGATGTTTCTGGTTCTATGGGAGTGCCAGCTGGGAATAATCCAAACTTAACATGTATGGATGTTGCAATATCTCTAGGGTTGTATATCTCAGAAAGGAATGAAGGACCATTTAAAGATGCGTTCTTTACATTCTCAAGTTCACCAAAGTTAGAATACTTAAAAGGTGATTTAGTTGATAGATATAACCAACTATCTTCAGCAGATTGGGGTGGTTCAACAAACCTTGAAGAAACATTCAAGGTGTTATTACAAAAGGCTGTTGAGGGTAATTTATCTGAAGAAGATATGCCAACAACTATCTTAATACTTTCTGATATGGAGTTCAATTCAGCTACAGCTAAAGGTTGGGGTAACAACTCAGTTTGGAACCCAACAGCACAGAAAATGATTGAAACAATGTACAAAGATGCTGGTTTTAATATGCCGAAAATTGTATATTGGAATATTCAATCAAGACAAGATAACTCACCAGTTAGTTTTGACAAGCAAGGTACGGCACTTGTTAGTGGGTTTAGCCCAGCTATATTAACTGCATTGTTATCTGGTAATGAATTTACACCATATAGTATTATGATGGATGTTATTGATAGTGAAAGATATGATAAGGTAAGTATGTAATATTAAAGAATGCATTCAGCAAACTCTTAACTATACAAACAGAGAAGAGAGGTTTGGTTGGTACCTAGAAATTGGTAGTTAAACCCAATAATAAAAAAACAACAACTTCACTACAAGGTTAGAAGTAAAAAGCCTCAGCATTCTGATTTATTAAGGGGATTTATGATTTTTTTTTCATAAATCCCTTTTTTTATTGTTTACACTTTGCAAAAAAATACTTAGATTTAAAATATATATAAATAAAGAAAGTTTTAAAATTAGAGTAATGAAAATTTTAGTAAAACAAATTAAAGAAGATAATTCGCAATCAATAGTTTATTTGGTTGACCATAATGGTAATCCATTAAGAGCTGACATTGTAAATGAAAAAGAAAAAAATGTCTTAGTAAACGAATTGTTATCTGAGTATTTTACACCAGATGACTGGGTTAATAATAAAGAAGATTTACGCTCAAATGTAACAGAAATGAGCTACGAAGAATATATTAATCAGTAATGGATTTTATAACACAACACGTTGTGGAATGATTAAATTATAATAAAAGTTTACTTATTTGTTAATATTACTTATTATTCTTTTAATAAAAAAAATAAATTAAGAGTTATGGAAAAAGGATACCCTTTATTAATTGT